AATCAAAACCTTAGCGATAAAAGCCAAGAGAACATTAAATTAGAACAAGAAAAGATAGATCAACTAAATACCCAACTAGCAAAAGATATAGCTCTTGACAGCAAAATGCTTCTGCCTATTCAATCTAGAATAGATCAATTAAACAAGGAATTAAATGAAGTAAAGAATAAGCCTGGCGGATTTTTCTCAAACAAGAAAAAAGAAATAGAAAAAATTACAGCCGAACAAGCGCAAGAAAGAGAAGAGTTATCTGTAAAAAAATCTGACATTGAATCGCGTATTTCAAAGTACAGAAATGAAACATCTGCATTAATATCTGATATAAGAAAAAGAATACAAGAATATCAATCTATTGGATTCGAAAAGCCAGATGATGTAAAAAATAAAATAGAAGAGTATAATAATAAAATTTCTATTTCATTAGATAAAATTGATGAATTGGAAAAAGAAAAATTTAATTACGACGACGGTTCTAGGCAGTTAGAAGCTGAGGTTGGTCCAATTAAATATGTGGCTGAACTTATATCTGATTTTACTGGAGTAGAATTTGACATAGGAAAAGCGGTCAGAATAGTAATTATAATACTTATTTTCGTATTTGACCCTCTCGCAGTTCTACTTGTACTTGCGGCCCATATTAGCTTAATGAAAAGATTCCCAGGTTTGCAAGTAAATGAGGTGGATATTATAACCAAAAACTCAGAGATTAAACTTCTATCCAAGGAACTTGAAAACCAAGAGAGAGAGTTGATTGAAAAGAAAAAAGATCTAGACCAGGAGGAAAAGATAATAGAACTTAAAGAATCTCAAGTTAATTCATATAAAAAAGAAATAGAAAAATATAAAGAGTCTTCTAGGCAAGCCAAAATAGAAGCAGAAAAAAGAGTTATAGAACTAGAAAAGCATCTACCCGTTAAAGAAGAAATAGAATCTTTACATAAAAAAAGAGAACATGCTCGAGAAGAACTTAACGAGATTAGATCTTCAAAGAAGAAGGTTCTAGAAAAAGCGGATGAGTTTAAAAAAGATATCACCGAAATCAAAAAGATTGCAATTAAAAGACGAGCTAACGAGCAGATAATATCATCAACAAGAAATGAAATTTCAGAATGCACCCTTGAACTAGACAAACTAAAGGAGAGCCTTGCAGATCTCAAAGACCAAGAAGATATTAAATCTAAGCACGTAGATTCCCTCAGATCAAAGATGGATAAACAAGAAAATGAGATTAGAGACTTGATGTCTAAAAACAAAATACTTAAATCAGAAAATAATCAATTTAAAAATCAAATCGAAGAAATACAGGAATTAAAACAATCTATTGATGAACTATCTAAACAAAAACAAATTGCTCTCGACAAACTGAATCAATCTCGGGACGAACTAATTATAATCAAAGGCCAAACACCTAATGGTTTCTACGTAACTATACCTTCCCCTAAGAGCGGCGCTCATAAATTTACAAAAATAGCAGATTTTTCTAAAACAGATATACTTAACTGTCAGGCGGTTTCTCTAGAAATAGAAGATAAGTGCCCAAGTAGAAATATTGACTCAATGCAAAATATTTTCGAATCCAGTATTAAAAAATACTTAAACGCAAAACTAGATAATCGTAGCTATAGAGAAAATAAGCCTTCCTACGAATTTATACCTTGACAATAGTAAATTTATATGCTATCGTTTATGAGTGAAACAAACTCATAAAAAAGATCTAATTAAAAAATTTGTAGAAGAACCTAAGAACCAAAAGAGGATTTTCTGGGCAAGAGAGATGAAAATTCTCAATGACCTTCTAGAGATGTTTCCTAATTTAGATTTTTGGGGGAAAGTTTCCCTACCAAAATCAAACTCACTAGCTTTACTCAGAAGCCCTGCAGGCCTAAAAAGAGTGAGAAAAAAATATAGAGAATTTAACTATAAAATTCCAAAGAAAAAAAATATTAAAATTGGAAAGAAATTTGGAGAAGATAAGTTAATATCTAAAAAGACAAAAACAATAAGAGGATTCATAGATGGCAAAAACTAAAGAAATACAAACTACGGATCAGATAGCTAAATTCTTATCTGATAAAGATAACCAAAAATACCACTACAATTTTCACGAAGGAGACGATTACAAAATTCCCAGCGGAAGCCTAAATCTAGATATAGCACTTGGCGGAGGTCTACCTAGCGGAGCTCACAGGTTTACAGGGATCAATGAAGGAGGTAAGACTAGTTGCGCCATGGCTTTCGCAAAAAACTTTCAGCAGATGTTCAAAAAAGAGGGTATGATAATTTACATTAAAAGCGAAGGTAGGTTTAGCCCCGAAATGATTGAGAGATGCGGAATTGACACGGATCCCGAAAAGTTCTTTGTTTTTGACTGCAACGTTTTTGAAAAAGTTTTCGAACTAATTAGAGAGCTTGTTTTTAATAATGAAAACAACAAAAAGTATATGTTTATCATTGATAGTGTCGACGCTCTTTGCAGAGTCAATGATATTGACAAACCTTTTGCTGAATCAGAGCAGGTAGCAGGCGGCGCATTAATCACGTCGGTTTTCTTAAAGAAGATGGTGTTACCTATAACTAAAATGGGGCATACAATGATCCTCACAAGCCAAGTAAGGGTTGAAGTTGCGACAAATCCTTACGCCTCAAGAGGTGGGCCCAAAGTAAAGCAGGCTGGTGGAAACGCAATCAAACATTACGCGAACTTTATTCTTGAATTTGAAGAAAGATTTTCTTCAGATATGATCTTTAAAAATCCAACCGCTACAAGACTTGATGAAAAAGGAGAGCCTATAGGGCATTATTGTAAAATAAAATTCAGAAAAAGCGTAAATGAAAAAACGGGCTCAACCGTAAGATACCCAATTAAATATGGGCAAAAAGATGGTAAGTCCGTCTGGAGGGCTAGAGAGATACTAGATATGCTTTATCTTTTTAATTTGATCGAAAAGAAAGGTGCATGGATATCCGTTTCAGAAGACCTAATCAAAGAGATCTCAGATAACAAGCTAGAAATAAATGAAAAATTTCAAGGAGAGCAAAGATTAATCGATTTTCTTGAAGAAAATGAAAAACTCTCTAATTTCCTATACGAAGACTTTAAGAACTTAACCAATGCGCTTTAGAACTCTATTTGGCGCTATACGCACTGTAAAAAAAGCAAAAAAATATTTAATCGACTGGGACGGACCAAGCCGAAGCAAAATACAGTTCAAAACAAAACAGTTCCTAAAACAATACTGGTCAAATTATATTGTATTTGAAGAATTTCCTGTAGCAGGAACAAAACTATCCCTTGATTTTTATAATGCTAATAAAAAAATAGCGATTGAAGTCCAAGGAAAACAGCACACAAAATATGTACCTTTTTTTCATGGCAAAAATAAGATAAATTATATTAATCAATTAGCGAGAGATCAAGACAAATTTAAGTTCTGTGAATTAAACGAAATTCAACTAGTAGAAATCTACGAAGATGACATTTTAAATGAAAAACTATTCGAAAACTTCGGGGTTAATCTTTAATATGTGTAATAACATATAATGAACGAAGAACATATTGACCCAGAAAATTTACAGAGATTTAATTTACCAGAAAACATCATCACTCAACTATTTGAATTCTCTGGCTCAACAGGAGGAGATAGCGGATTTATTTTATCTTACGTGAACCAAGAAGGTTTACCCTCAATTATAACAAAAGCCAACTCTCCAATAATTGAAATGGGCTTGCGTAAAGCCTTAGAGCAGTATCTAGAACAAATTTCTGCCCAAGAGATACATCTTGACCCTCTAAGTGATTTTGGCGAAGAAGAAAACACTTGACTAAGATCGCATCATATGATACCATACAAACATGGTATATTCATATGAACTAGAACAACACTTAATAGCGGGACTTATAAAATACCCAGAATCTTACCCGCTTATCGCGTCCTTTATAGATGAAAAGGATTTTTTTGACGACAATACAATAGTAAATAAAACTATATTCTGCGTTTTAAGACAAAGCTTAGAGCAAGGAGAGTCTCTAGATGAAGTAATTTTAACGCAGAGAGTTCAATCTCTTAATATTTCTTTCGAAGACAATATCAATATAGCTGATTATATTAAAGCTTTATCCCTAAGACAAATCTCAAAAGAAGGCGTGTTAAAGGCTGCGCAAGAACTAAAGAAGATAACTGTTAGGAGGGAAATACATAACTCATCCCTGCAGGTGGCAAAAAGCATGAAATCCCTATCCACCAGTGCGTCCTTCGATGACATAGTAAGTGAAGCCGATAAAATATATAACGATAAAGTTAATCTTTACGAAATGGGATCAAATAAACCAGAAAATTTATTTGACGAGATGGAGGATTTTATTGAAGAAAGGGGCAATAACCCAATTGATGAATTTGGGCTGATGGGTCCACATGAAAGAGTTAATGAGCTATATGGGTCTTTATTGCGCCCAGGAAATATAACTGTTGTAGTCGCTAGAGCAGGCGTGGGTAAAACTCAATTCTGCATGGATTTCTGCACAAAAGTTTCCGCAATGAACGGGCATGTGCCTGTACTCCATTTTGACAACGGGGAGATGAGTAAAGATGAGCTCATAATCCGTCAGTGCTCCGCGCTTTCAGGTGTGCCAATGCATTTACTGGAAACGGGTAGATGGAGGCAAGCTGGAGAAGAAGTGGTAACCAAAGTAAGGCAAACTTGGAACAAGATAAAAAATTTTAAATTCTACTACTACAATGTAGCAGGGCACAGCATCGATAGTATGCTAAACATCATTCGCCGATTTTACTATTCAGAGATAGGCCGCGGAAATAAAATGATTTTTAGCTTTGATTACATTAAAACGACATACGAAAGACAGAACGGTGCAAGCTCTTGGGAGACAGTTGGAAGAATGGTGGACAAGTTTAAACAGCTAATTCAAAAAGAACTATGCTTTAACGATGCTCCGACCGTAGCGATGCTAACAAGTGTTCAAAGTAATAGGCTTGGTATAACAAATAATAGAAGCGCAGACAATGTAGTCGATGATGAAAGCATCGTTTCGCTCTCAGATCAAATCACACAATTTTGCTCACATCTATTTTTATTACGACAGAAAACAATGGATGAGATTCAATCCGAACCCGAAGGTTTTGGTACGCACAAACTAATCTGCCTTAAATATCGCTGGCTAGGTAAAGATGTTCACAGAGCATTGCAACCAGTAGAAATGCCTGACGGGAGCAAAAGAAAAAATTACATTAATTTACATATGGAGAATTTCGCCCTCGAAGAGCGTGGAGATCTTCAAGATTTAGTTGACCATATGGACTCAGAAGGTGTTGAAGCGGTTGAAGGTTTTATGGAAGAACTGCCTAATATATAATGCTTTCGCAAGATAAAATTAAAGAGTCTTTACTAAGCCTCGGTTACAAGCTTTCTGATAGAGGAGCTTATTGGCAGACTAACGCTGTATTCCGCAACGGAGACAATAAGACAGCTATACAGATATACAAAAACACAGGAGTATGGAAAGATCACGTTCAAAACAGCGCATTCTCTCCTTTTAAGCGCCTAATTGAAGTTACGCTTGGAACAAATGACCCCAAACAAATTAAACAATATATTGACGAAGAGGATATTGGAGCAAACTATAACAAATTAACTTTTTCGGAGAAATTAGAAATGGAAGAAATATACCCAGAAGATTGTCTTAAAAAATTACTACCGCATTATAAATTTTATAATGATAAAGGTATTTCTACAGAAGTATTAAAATCATTAAAAGGTGGATTCGCTACTAGCGGCAAATTAAATAAAAGATTTGTTTTTCCAATTTACAATGAGCATAATCAAATACATGGCTTCTCAGGCAGAGACATGTCGAATCTAGATGGTCGTCCAAAATGGAAACATATAGGTAAAAAGAAAGGTTGGATATATCCGTTATACGCAAGCGAAGAAACAAAAGAAAGTATAAACGAATCTCAATCAGTGATTTTTGTGGAGAGCATTGGCGACATGCTTAACTTAAATGAAAATGGATACAGAAACGTTTTAGTTACTTTTGGGTTAGACATATCTTCAAAACTCATATGCTCCACGTTAGCCCTAAATGTTTCCAATATAATTATATCTTTAAACAACGATCAACATTCATCAGAGAATCGCGGATTAAATGCGAGTATTAAAAATTACTTAAAGCTTCTTAATTACTATAATCCAAATCAAATTTCAATATGCCTACCGAATCAAAAAGACTTTGGAGAAATGTCTCAATCAGACTTTAAATTATGGAGTGAAAAGTTACAATCTACTAATCCTGAAACGCAGCAAACCTTCATTCTAGACAGGATAGACCAAATACATAAATCGCTACCAAAAACTTTATTAAAAAATAAAAAAATAATAACTAATGAGTGAGTTAACTAAATTATCTGCAAGTAGAATTAAAACCGCTCAGACTTGCAGCTGGACTTATTGGTGCAATTATAAACTCAAATTGCCTGACTCAGGAAACGACGGTTCTAGCAGAGGAACCATTTGTCATAATGTTTTTGAATTACTTGGCACCAAACATAAAAGAGAATTCAATAAAATAGTTAAAGAAGGAACAATTTGGAACGCAGAAGTTGTTGCGGCGCAGGTGAAAAAAGAAGCTGAAGAGCTTTGCGTTAATGATCCAGAAAATCTTGAGCTTATTGATGAAATGATAGTTAATGGCTTACGATGCGACTTTTTCGGCGATACCGAAGAAAAACCAGTAAAAGCAGAATCAGAACAATTTTTTGACTTAGAAATACATAAAGAAGAGCAAGGCATTAGATATGCAATCCGCGGCTATATAGATAAACTATTTGTCTACAAAGATAACTCAGTAATTATTCGAGACTTCAAAAGCAGCAAGTCAGTCTTCAAAGGTAAGGAGATAACGGACAATTTACAAAACTTAATATATTGCCTAGCAGTAAAACACCTTATGCCAGAAACAGAACCTCAAAGCGAATTTTTATTCCTAAGATTTGATCTCGACAAAGATCTCCTAGGAAATTATGGAAAAGGTTATCTGCGTATGGATAAAATCACGCCAGAAGAGCTCGAGGGATTTGAATATCAATTAACTCAATTCCAGGATTATTTGGATAATTTTGATGAAAGCGCAGCAATTAGCAACTTTGCGGCAAAACAAGATTTTCCAAGAGATGGGACTTTTGGTGGCCCTTTAGCTTGCGGAAAGGATGGCTATAAAATGTCGAAAGGTCAACCTATTTTAGATAAAAATGGAGAGCCGATTAAAGCTTTTATTTGTCCATATCGTAAGCCAATGGAATATTATGTACTAAAAGACTCCGAAGGTAAAATCAAAAAAAGCGCATTTATTGACTGCAAACACGAACTTGAGCCTGAAGAAGGGGATGAAATCGTAAAAATGAATTACGAAGGGTGTCCTCATTGGCAAAATAAAGAGAAACTGGATGATTTTTTAGATGTATAAAGCAGCGGGGGTATTATTAACTTTTAAAAGCCTTGTATTACTCGGTAGGCGTAATAATATTTGCGCTCATTTCCCGGAGCACTGGTCAATGCCTTGCGGAATCATAGAAGAAAACGAAAACCCTAAATCGGCTGCCATAAGAGAAGTTTATGAAGAAACCTTGATTACGCTAAGCGCAAGGGAAGTTAAATTCCTAACCTCCTACAAAATGAATGAAATAGATGAATTTGTAGTATTTCATTCTGAATTAGATGATTTAATTTTCCCGAATGAAAAAGCCATAGATTTCATTGAACATGATGAGTGGGGATATTATAATATACAAGAAAACTGTCTACCTATGCCAATGACAGAAAACACAATCAATTCTATTTTAATGTTAAAATGAAAAAAATAATCATAACTGGAGTCACAGGTCAAGACGGAAGCCATATGGCAGACTATCTTTTAAAAAATACTGAAAATACAATCATAGCTGGAGTAAGAAGATTGAGCGTGAAAAATCATATCAATATCGAACACCTTATAAATCACCCAAGATTTCAAATTATTGATTTAGATATCACGGATGCTCAGAATGTTTCTGGAGTTATAATGAAGCATCAACCTGATTATTTTATAAACTTTGCGGCAAATTCTTTTGTTGGGAACAGTTGGTCAATGCCCGTAAATCACATGCAGACAAACACTATGGCAGTCCTTTACCAGTTGGACTCAATTCTTAAAAGTTGCCCTCATTGTCGATATTATAATGCTGGAAGCAGCGAAGAATTCGGTAATATAGATTATTC